CGAGCGGGAGCTCGAGGCGTCCGACCAGCGCCGCTTCTTCGTGCCATGCCCGCATTGCGACGCAATGCAGTGGCTGAAGTTCGACCGGCTGCGCTGGGAGAAGGGGCGGCCGGAGACGGCGGAGTATCTCTGCGAGGGCTGCGACGGGGCCATCGCGGAGCACCACAAGACGGCGATGCTGGAAGCGGGCGAATGGCGCGCGACCGCCGAGCCGGAGGACCCCGGCACCGTCGGCTATCACCTCTCGGCGCTCTACTCGCCGGTGGGCTGGCTCGGCTGGGACCGGATCGCGCGCGCCTGGGAGGCGGCCCGAGGCTCGGACGAGGCGATCAAGGCGTTCCGCAACACGATCCTCGGCGAGACATGGGTCGAGAGCGGCGAGGCGCCCGACTGGCAACGGCTGGCGGATCGCCGCGAGGCATGGAAACCGGGCACCGTGCCGGCGGGCGGCCTGTTCCTGACCGCCGGCGCCGACGTGCAGAAGGACCGCATCGAGGTCGATGTCTGGGCCTGGGGCCGCGGGCTGGAAAGCTGGCTCGTCGATCATGTCGTCATCGAGGGCGGGCCCGGCGATCCGGCCTGCTGGCAGCAGCTCACGGATCTGCTGGGGCGCACATGGACGTATGCCTCCGGCGAGCATCTGGCGATCGCGCGTCTTGCGATCGACACGGGCTACGAGACCAGCGCGGTCTATGGCTGGGCGCGGCAGGTCGGCTTCGCGCAGGTGGCACCCGTGAAGGGGCTCGACGGGTTCAATCGGTCGAGCCCGGTGACAGGCCCCACCTATGTTGACGCGACCGTCGCGGGCAAGCGCCTGCGCCGCGGCGCGCGGCTGTGGAGCGTGGCGACCTCGACCTTCAAGGCCGAGACCTACCGCTTTCTGCGCCAGGACCGACCGGCGGAGGAAGAGATCGCCGCCGGTGCACCGTTTCCGCCCGGAACGGTGCATTTGCCGTCCTGGGCGGACAGCGAATGGCTGAAGCAGCTGGCCGCCGAGCAGCTGGTCACGGTGAAGGGCAAGCGCGGCTTCACGAAGCTCGAATGGCAGAAGCTTCGGGAGCGCAACGAGGCGCTGGACTGCCGGGTCTACGCCAGGGCCGCCGCGTGGATCGCCGGGGCCGACCGGTGGTCTGAGGCCCGCTGGGCCGATCTGGAGACGCAACTCGGCATCGAACAGCGGAGCGATCCTAATGGGGTGACGGGCTCCGAACCGCCCGCTGGCAAGCGGAGCACGCTGCGGCGGCGGACCGTCCGCTCGAGTTACATGGAGTGATCAGTGGGCCTTCTTTTCCCCGCGACTACGATGGCCGGCACGCACCCTGCGCCGGAACTCGGCGAGCATGGCCAGGTCGAACTCGATCTCCCGGCGGTCGATGTCCTCAGGGTCAAAGGCGCCTCCGACCCATTCCAGCAAGAACGCATGTTCGGGATGTTTCGGGTCGGCGATCGCATCGAGGAAGTTCATGAACCCGGGCAGACCGCCCACATCTTCGGGCGGTGCGCGGCGTCCGCCCTCGACGAACACCGGATAATCTTTGTCTGGATCACCGTCGCGGACGTGCTCCACACGGATGCTGTGCCGCCAGTCGTCACCGAAATCGTAGACATAGGTGAATTGGTCGATTCCCCGATCCATCACCTGATTCAGCCGGGTTCCCTTGGCCTTGTAGACCCGGCCGGACGCGCTCTCCAATCCGGGGAGCGGGTCGCCATAGGCGCGGTCGCCCACGCGAAACTCGTAGAGATGCGCATGGTCCCACCGCATCACGGCCTGAAGGATGTCGTGCAATGTCGACAGGGTGATCGCAGCCGCCACGTCAACCCGCCGCCAGATACGCGGGGTGATGTCCTCGAGTTCGATCATCAGACGGGCGACGGGCTCCGACATGGGTCCTCCGGGCGGCAGCTTTGTCCCAACCATAGAAGGCGCGCGTGATGCCGACAATTACCGACCTGCGCAGCCGCCGCGACGCGCTCTCGGCGCAGCGCTCCTCCGGCGTGGCGCGGGTCAGCTATGACGGCAAGACCGTCGAGTATCGCAGCGTGGTCGAGATCGACCGCGCCATCGAGGCGCTGGACCGCGAGATCGCCGCGGCCGAGGGCCGGCGGATCGTGCGGCAGCTGCGTGTGACGTCGACGAAGGGGCTGTGATCCATGGGGCTGTTCGACCGGTTCCGCCGCCAGCCCGCCGGCGGCCCTGCGGGCATGCGTGCGCGCCTCGAAGGGGCGATGTCCCGGCGCCGGTTGCGCGGCTGGAACCCGCCGCTGGAGAACGTCAACGCGCTCGTCGCCTCGGGCGGCCCAAAGCTGCTGGCGCGGGCGCGCGAACTGGTGGTCACCAACGGCTATGCCGCCAATGCCTGCGAGGCCTTCGCCGCCAATCTCGTCGGCGACGGCATCAAGCCGTCTTCGCTGATCGACGACGCGGAGCTTCGGGACCAGGTCCAGCGGCTCTGGCTCGCCTGGACCGACGAGGCGGACGCGGACGGGCTGACGGACTTTTACGGCCTTCAGGCCATGGTCGCGCGAGAGATGTTCGTCGCGGGCGAGTGTTTCGTGCGGCTGCGCCCACGTCGCACCGAGGACGGTCTGCTCGTGCCGCTGCAACTGCAGCTCCTGCAATCCGAGATGCTGCCCTTCGAGAAGACCGAGACGGCAGCCAACGGCAACCGCATCCGCTGCGGGATCGAGTTCGACGCCATCGGCAGGCGGGTGGCCTATCACTTCCGCCGCAGCCATCCGGGCGACAGCACGGACCGGCGCGTGGCGGTGCCGGAGACGGTGCGTGTGCCGGCGGCTGACGTCCTTCACGTCTATCGCCCGCTCGATGCCGGGCAGATCCGCGGCCTGCCGCATGTCGCGCCCGCCATGGTGCGGCTTTTCCTGCTGGACCAGTACGACGACGCCGAGCTCGACCGGAAGAAGACCGCGGCGATGTTCGCGGGCTTCATCACCAAGACGGCGCCCGAAGAGCCTATGATAGGCACGGAGGAGGCCGACCCCGACGGCGCGGCCATCGCCAGCCTCGAGCCGGGGACGCTGCAGGTCCTGCTGCCGGGCGAGGACGTGAAGTTCTCGTCACCGGCGGATGTGGGCAGCAGCTACGAGGCGTTCCAGTACCGCACGCTGCTCGGCGTCTCGGCCTCGCTGGGGCTGCCGTATCACCTGGTCACCGGTGACGTGCGCCAGGCCAACTATTCGAGCTTGAGGGCCGAGCTCGTCGAGTTCCGGCGTCGCGTGCAGCAGCTCCAGCACGGGGTGATCGCGCATCAGCTCTGCCGCCCGGTCTGGGCGCGCTGGCTGGAAACGGCGCGGCTGGCAGGCCGGCTGGATCTGCCCGACCCGGCCGTCGCCCAAATGGTGCAGTGGATCCCGCCCCGCTGGGACTGGGTCGATCCGCTGAAGGACATCCAGGCGCAGGTGCTGGCGATGGAAGCGGGCATCACCTCGCGGCGCAAGGTGGTCGAGGCCACCGGCTACGACGTCGAGGAGGTCGACCGCGAGAACGCGGTGGATGCCAAACGCGCCGAGGCGCTCGGGCTGCGCTACCGCACCAGCCCCGGCGAGACGCAGGGCGCGCGGGCCACGCCATCCAGGCGGCCAAAACCCCGCGATGGTGATGGCGATGACGGCGAAGAGGACGCCGGGGCCGCCACGCCCGACAACACCCAACAGGAGTAAATCCATGAACAGCTGGTACACGATCCGCGCCCGGAATGAGGGCGCGGAGGTGCTTATCTATGACGAGATCGGCGCCTATGGCATTTCGGCGCGGGGCTTTCTGGCCGAGCTGGGCGCGCTTCCAGAGGGCACGGCCATCGACCTGCGCCTCAACAGCCCCGGCGGCTCGGTCTTCGATGCCGTCGCGATCCACAACGCGCTGAGCCGCCATGCCGGCACGGTCACCGTTTGGATCGACGGCATCGCCGCCTCGGCGGCGAGTTATATCGCCATGGCGGGCGACGAGATCGTCATGCCGGAAAACGCCTTCCTGATGATCCATGATCCCTCGGGACCGGTGATGGGCAACGTTTCGCGCGGCAGCGGACCAAGCACCTCCACAACGCTGGTTAAATTTTTAAACGCAGGTAATTGGTCCTTGCAAGTTAAGCGGTTTTGCATACGCACTTCCGGTTCAACTGAGTCTTATGCGTCGACTAACCTTTGGCTGAAGTTACCGGTCGGTTGCCTTGCGCAGCACCCCCCGGAATCTACTCAGATGCAGATTATTTCAATGCCGCGCGTCGATCGGACGATTACAACACGGAGCGTCCGCACAGCAGCTTGAAGAATCAGACCCCGGGAGAGTTCGCCGCTGCGCGGCTCTTCGACAAGATGCAATGGGCGCAGCCGCGTATTACCGCCACCGGGTGGAGATCGAGGCGTTCATGCCGCCGGGCGCGGCGGAGGCGGCGCCCTCGGTTTGCCATGCCTCGCTCAGAAATGATCGTCCAATCGGTCGCCGAGGAAAGCCTGCCCGCCCCGCGCTCATGGCACCGTCACCTGCCGGGTCTTGCTGCACTGACCGCAGGCGACACGCGGGATGGCAGCGTGGATGATGGCCTTGTGCTCGAAGAACCGAAGCTGTTCTAGCGTCGAATACAAAGATACTGGAACGAATCCGGGCGCTGTTCGTTGTCTTTACTTGGGTGCCGGAAAACGGCCCCAAGACATAGAGAACATCGAATCAAGTTGGGAGAGAGACCATGAAACACACATTTCTTACCATTGCGTTGGCCGCGCAGCTGGCGGCTGGCGGAGCCTTCGCGCAAACCAGCGACACGTCGACGGACACGTCCGGTTCGAGCACGATGTCGGGGACCGACACGAGCATGTCAAAGACCTATGGCAGCGACTGGTCAACGACGCTCAGCTCGGCATTGCTGGGTGAAGACGGCAAATCGGTCCGCTCGGAATCCGAACTCGCCACCGAGTGGGAAAACCTGTCGGAGGACGACAAGGAGATGATCCGCCGCGACTGCATGATGCATACGCAGCACTCGGGCGGTGCAACCGACAGCACCGGCATGCAGACAGACACCGGCGATAGCGCATTGGGCGGCAACGGTGACAGTTCGGCTGACACCGCGGGCACCGAGGGCAGCGCCGGGACACAGTCGGGCGACGACACCACGTCCGACATGTCTTCAGACGATTCCAGCGAGTCGGTGAGCGTGTCCAGTGAGCAGAT